TGGAAACCCGATGACTGTACCAGAAATGATCGATATGATTAATGATTACAATCATATGTTTTGGACTTGGGGTGCACCAGAATATACACAAAAAGCAGATGAATATGTAGCACCAACNCCGTATGCTGAAGATGTATGGGATACAGACAGTGAATGGGATACAGATGGTTATGATGCTGCAACAGAAGGATGGCGTAAACAATGGCCAAAACATATAACACCTCGTAGCATTAAAGTAATACAAGCAACGCCAAACAGTACAACAACAAGTCAGAGTGGTATTAAGTATGTGAGATCACTGGGTATTGTAAGACACCAAATTGAAGTAACATATCCGCCGATGACAGAAACAGATTTTAGAACATTCGAAGCAACAGCAGCTGCGGCAAGAGGACAAGCAACACCATTCTATTTTGATTTTGATAATTATGGAAATAACAACAATCAAGCAATTGCGTTTAATAGAATAGATGCTAACGCTCCAAGTCACGGCGAGTACTCAATAAAAGAAGCAACAGCAGTAGGAAATAAATATGTTATGCTGGAAGGTTTTGAAGCTAATGCAACTGATGTAATTCTCAAAGGTGAATTTATAATTGGCAATGAAGCTGATGGTGGATTGATGCAAGCAGTTAGTACAACAGACTCAAATATATTTGGCGAAGCTAAGTTTAGAACGGCTGTTGCAGCAAGAAATGGACACACTGCAGGTAGTAGTGTATATAAAAACCCTGCACACGCAATTGTCACATTAGCAGAGGATACTTTAGAGTATAATATTGGAATGGATCAGTTGTACACCTTTACAGTGCGATTTGATTTTGATGAATGGAAATAGACTATGGCAGATAGATTAAGTTCACAATTAATAAGTGCAGTTGAAAACAAAGTAATACAGTGTTATGAAAGTGTATATATGGACATAGACGATGGCGTATATATAACAAATGCACCATATACAGTAGCTATTGATGGTAATAACTATTTAAGTGTGGGACAGTTCCTGGGTTTTAGTAGTGTACAAGAAGAAAAGATATTTACAACAAGCGAGGTTACAATTAGCTTGAGCGGAATGCCAAGTCACGAATTGGGAACAGGGTTTATTAGTGATTTATTGCAGTACGATTATGTTGACAAAGAAGTTAAAATATATCGTAGCTTTTTTAACCACGATGTTTACATAGACAGCTTTATGTTGTTTAAAGGTAGATTGGATAGTCCAGTAATACAAGACGATCCAACTAAAACAACAACTATAGCTGCAACTTGTAGTAGTCACTGGGTTGATTATGAGCGAACAAATGGTATGTTAACAAACAGCGATAGACAACAAAATTTATATAGTGGCGATTTGGGATTTGATTTCGCAAAAGAAACTATTAAAGATATTAAATGGAAAACAGGATAAGGAGTATATATTATGAAAATGCAAGAAAAAATGATATTAGCAACATATATATCAAACAAGCACGGAGCTAAGTATGAATGGGGTGTTAATGATTGCAACACATTCGTATTTGAGTTTCACGATCAAGCATACGGTACAGATTTAATGAGTTTGTGCAGATACAAAGATAAGCGAGCTGCAATGAAATTCAGCAAAGGTTATTTAACATTAAATCAATGGATGCATATACACAATTATAAAGCCAAACCAAAGAGTGGTAAAAACAAAGAATGGGCAGAAGGTGATATAGCGATACAAACACTAAAGCCGTGGTACAACAGTGCGTTTGTTTATCACAATGGTGCGTTTTGGGCTATGACAGAAGACAAAGGCCTAAACAACTACACACCTAAAGCAGTTGAAAGTGTTATGACAAGTGCGTGGCGCAAAGATACTGGTAAAGATGAAATCGAAACAGAGGAAACTGTTGAAGCTTTAGAGTCTGATGAAACAGATTGGATTGATGATAACACCTGCGAGGATTGTGAAGAATTTCCTTGTGAATGTGATAGACCAAAGGAATAAAATAAAATGGGCAGTGCATTAGGAAGTATATTAGGAATTGCAGTGGCAGTCTTTGCCCCGTATGCAGCTGCGGCGTTGGGCTTAACAGGCATTGGCGCAACACTGTTTGGATTGGGATTACAATTAGCAGTAGGTAGTATATTTAACAAAAAAGCCGCTAAGAAAAACCAAGGTAGTGGTGGTGTTGAAGATGCAGGATTATTAGTTAACAAAACAAGTAATGTTAGTGCATTACCAGTTATATATGGTGAAAGCAGTGATACATATCCAGGTAGACGCTTGGGTGGAACAAGAGTATATATGCAAAGTACCAACAATGATGGTGTAACAACCGGAACTGGTGGTAATGAATACTTGCATGTAGTATTGGCATATGCACACGGTGGTGGACTACCAAGTACAAGTATACACCATAGTGCAGGACCAGTAGCACATCGAATTATATTAAATGACAAAGTCGCGTGGACGGCTGCGAACGGAAAAGTAGTAAGCGGACACCCTGATTATGACGCAACTGAGTACGAGGGCTATGATTTTAGTAAATTTGATGTAGCATTATTTAATGGTTGTACAGATCAAACTCACTCAGTAGGGCGAGACTACAGCACCTTTGATGATTTTGATGCAAGGAAAAGTGATGAATGGACAAGCAATCACAGGCTTAGAGGAGTTGCATATGCGTATTGCAGAATGCAATTTGACAGAGATACATTCCCAGGTGCACCAACTATTTTAATTGAATCAACAGGAAACAAAGTACAAGATGTGTATCAAGTACAACAAGGTACAACAAGTACAGCCTTATATGCTAACAAAAGCAACCCTGCAAACATATTGTACGATTATTTAACAAATACAACATTTGGTAAGGGTTTAGATCCAGCTGATATTGACATAGACAGCTTCGTTGCAGCAAGAAACTATTATAATACTATTAATTTAGACTTTATTGGCATTATGCAAACAAGTGAAACTATATTTGATAATGTACAACAATTATTAGCAAGTTCAAATGCAAATCTATATTATAGTAGAGGTAAGTACGCAATCAGTATACACAAACAAGAAACTTTCGACTCAAATACATTTGTGTTCAGCAAAGATAATATATTGGGCGAATGGACTATTAGTCTTGGAAGCAAAGCAAATAGATTTAACGAAATGACTGTTAACTATTATGATAGTAGCAATGGATGGCAACCAAACAGTATTAAAGTAGAAAATTCAACTTATTTGGCTGCAGACAGTGGAGTATTAAACGAAGGTGGAATTGATTTACCAATGGTAAGAATAAAAGCTGATGCACAAAGATTGGGTAAGTTTTATTTAGATCAAAGTAGACATACAACAGTAGTTAACTTCAAAGCAAGTCACGAAGCATTACAATTGGATGTTAATGATATAGTGTATATTGATCACGAAACACCAGGATGGACTGACAGCAACAAAAAGAAATTCCGTGTCAGTGCATTAGTACTAAATAGTGATAGTACAGTAGATGTGACATTAATGGAATATGCTCCAGATACTGTATATATTGAAAATCAATAAGGAGTCAATAGTATGAGTATAGTAAGCGTAAGAAACGGAGATGTGTACATTAGTTCGCAAGACGAGGTAGGAGTTATTGCAGGCGATTATGCAACACAAAGTTATGTAAACACTGCAATTAGCAACTTAATAGACGGTGCACCATCCAATTTAGATACATTAAATGAAATAGCAACAGCCTTAGGAAGTGCTGGTGATGTAACATTAACAGGAACACAAACCTTAACAAACAAATCTTTAACAAGTCCATATATACAAGAACTAAAATATATGGGTAATATTGGAAGTGCGTTTAACTTTCAAAGTCTTGCATTCAGTACAGAGTTCGATACTAGTTTAACACCAAATTTAAGTGCATCAAACAGCACCTTTCGTATATCAAATTATAAAGACACAGCCAACAGTTTTATAAACAGATGGGAACTACGAACAGGTGCAGACAAGAACTTCTTCGCTATATTAGTTAATGATAATACTGGATCAATGACAGATGATGGGTCACACAGTACTTTATTTAACTTAAAAGGAAGCGATGATATTGGATACATTACCGCAGGATCGTTTATAACAGGTGTTAAGTATAAAATATCAACATTGGGAACTGTGGACTGGAATGCAGCCGCAGGAACATCAGGTGTTACATACAGTGTGGGTGATATAATTACAGCCGCAAACAATGGTGGTAGTGATGGTTCAGGAATAGCAGTTGATCTTAGACCAGATGCAGGACAGTGGAACACTTTTGAAGCGTTCACTAGTACAAGTCCAACACCGGGTCCAACAAACTTAAATATCACAGGAAACAAAATACAAATGTATGGTGAATATGTATTTCCACAAACAGATGGTACCAGTGGTCAAGTATTAACAACAGATGGTAGCGGATATCTATCGTTTGAAGCCCCAGAAACAATTACACTAGCAACACTAAAAAGCACAGTAGCTGCCAGCAGTGATTTTGCAGACTTCAAAACTCGGATAGCGGCGCTTTAAGAGCCATCTCCAACAAACATAAATAACTATAACAACGACACTATATACAGTCAATTAAGGTGGGTTAAACGCTTTTTAAGACTGTATATAGCGGCGATCGTTCTTGAGCTGTACTCACATAAGCAAAAGGAACTAAACGATGATTAAAGACGAAATAAAACCATATGGTATAAATGTATTGGGCCAATGGAAACGATATGGTAATGTAGCAGCAACACAGCACATTCGTACAGTGTTTGTGTGTGCAAGTATAACACAGTATCCACCAGGTAAACAGTTAAGTATTATGTATCAACAACGAGATACTTGGACACCTGCCAACAGACGATCTGGTAGAATAGGAGTTGCATTAGTGGGTACCGATGCAACTGTAGATGAATGTGCAGAATGGGCAGCAACGCAAGGAGTAATTGAAACAATTGATGTAATGCAAGATGCCAAAGAGTATTATGAAGCACATATAAAAAGAGGTCCGTATGAAAAAGTTGTAAGAGATACATACAGCATAGACAACGAAACACTGTTGCATCAGTACGAAGTAGAAGGCAGAAGCTTGCACGAAATGGCCAGAGAGTGTGGTTGTACATATCATAATTTATATAACAGAATCAGACGATATAAAAAAAGAAATGATATTGCACACATTTCAAAACAAATAAGCCTTGATGTTGACCCTATCGAATTAATAAGATTGCGAGATGTTGAAAAAATTAAATATAAAGATTTAGCAAAACTATATGATTGCAGTCAACCAACTATAAGAAATGCATACATAAGAGCAAAGAAAAAGTTGACAAGCAAAACATAAGATGTTATAATGTATAAATAGTAGTGTAGTAACACACTACCCATTAACCGATACAGCACCTTGCTGTATTGATGACAACTCGTATATGATGACAGACGAAACACAAACATGTTCCGACTCCTTTCAAAAAAGACTGATCAGTAAGATCCCTATGCATCATATACACTCTAAGGGTACAACTCGTTTATATTAGCCAAATACAAACATCCTGAGTTGTACCCTTTCTTTTGACCAAAATTAATGAAATAAACCCGTTTCTGCCGGTCAAACTGCCGTTCTTGATAAATACTATTATACAAAAAGCAGTATTATTGACAAATAGAGATATTTGTGTTATAATAGTGTTATATTAAAAGGAGAAAGAGATATGAGCAATAAATTTATATTCAACGCAACCAAGCGTAGCATGAGTGCCCAAACCACAAGGTATGGCAGCATTAAAAAAGATAGATGGGGCGACCCATTAAAAAGCATACAAGTAATATTTGATAANCCAGAAATGAAGAGTGAAGCAATGCGCCGAATGGTGTTATTGGCTAAACTGTATAGTACAGACTCTGATATATTTCCAGACGAATTGCAAAGTGGTGGTGACCCAAAACCACAAGACATAGAAAATGTTATGACTGATATGCTAGAGCAATCAGCTAAATGGGAAAACAACCCAAGCAATCATATATTTGAAAGCTTCATAACCAGACACAATGATATATTGGATTATATAAAGGTTCACTTTAATGATCATCATCTACAAACACTTGAAGATGATTATGCAATAAGGATAACACCGAGACGAAAAGCTAAAACACCACCTAAAACAAATTTAAATGATTTAATAAAATAAGGAGATATAATATGAGCAACAAAACAGATTATACAAAACAAACATTCACACATCAGCAAGTAGAGGACTTGATGTGGTACGCTATGCGTAACTATGAGCGTAATTTAAATAACCAAATGAAAGATCTTGAAACAGATAAAGTATTTCAAGCTGAAGCAGCCAAAGAAAATTATACACCTTTAAACTGGTTGTACTATGCACAACACGATATTAGTCAAACAAAAGGAGTTGCAATTGGTGATGCGTGGGAAGAATACGAAAACATTAAAAAAACTAAATCAGCTGCAGACGCAGTTATTGGTGCATTATCAATAGAAAGATTGAGTGAGTTATTAACCAAGGACTTTCTTAAGAATGTCAAATAAAGACAAGAAACCTCGTAGAGCTAAAGCAGTACCACTACCACCTATAACACCTGACGGACTAGGGTCCGATGATGCTAAAGTGTTAGAAGCTGCAAGAGCTGAAGCAATAGAGGGTTTAAGTAAAAAACACGGTATAAGTACTGTGGTTGCAACTTGTATATTGGATGCTAAACTAAGAGAAATGCATCAAGAAGCTGACTTAAAAAATATTGGAATGAATAAAGTACGGAGTCTTTTAGATGACTGTTATCCCGATGAATACTAAAATGCAGAAAAAACTTGACAAATAGATAAATAAATGTATAATAAGGATATGGCTAATATGAATCAATCACAAACAGTAAAAGACTTCTTGGCAAATGGTGGAACTATAACAAAGATTCCAACTGGAACTAAGAGTAAAAAAGTCACTAAACTATCTCCTAAAAAGGAATGGATAGCCAACTGGGTTGATGAACATACAAGCAGAACAATAGAACAAGAACAACTAGTAGGTTATTGGGCTAAATCACAAGGGCTAAGTAGAAAAGCCATTGAGCGAATGAACATAGAAACATTACATGCAATGCGTCATGCAACAAGACTACTAGATCAAAAACACAAATACAGAGACCAACTCACAACACAATTTTTAGGCTATATAACACAATTCATAACTAAGGCACCCAAAGGCAAAACAACTCCCAAAGACAATAAAGCAGTATTTAGGCTAACAAAGGCAATTAAAATAGATTATTCAAAAGCAAAGAAACAAAAAAAGAGAACAAGCACTCTATAAAAGGCACTAAAACTTGGGTTGTAATATGATGGTCAATGACCCCAACTTGACATACATAGCTGAATTTGTGTATGTTGTATGTGGCCACACACTACTGTACTTGGTACAGTGAGAGTTTCAATACATCAGTCTCTCAAACAAGTGTAATTCAGTCCTGTGCATATCTTCAAGCACAGCGGGTGGCAATGTGTTGTATGGATTATTAGCAATTTAGATTGCTTTTTTTAAAAGGTCGATACAACACATTGCCATCCTATGACTAAAACTTCAAGCAGTAAGTTCATATCAATTATAATATATCAATTAAATGATGTTGTGTTCCACTTAAGAAGAGAAGATATTAGATGGACAGATAAACAAAAAACAACTGAATGAAATGAAGTTGTTGTTGTTTGATGTTCTCTGTTGTCTGAAAGAGAACAGATTATTACTGATAACTGATTGACATCTACTGGGGTTTAAGCCAAACTCAGACCAACGCTTCGCTCTCTACAGGCTACCCCGAAATAGATAAATAGTTATAACAACAAAGGAGTAAGAGATGGTAATACAAATATACAAATATATAGACAACCAAAGATCAACCAGTGTAGTAGAGTACGACAGTTACGAAGATTATGAACGAGATTATTTCGTAATGCGTATGGCTGGTACTTGGGTAGGACATAGGGTATTTGATGTTAGTCTCGACGAGTTTGAAAAGTTAAGTGATACAGAAATAAACCGATTATATGTTAAGGCTTATTTCGATCGCGATAGTTATGTAGAACATTATATAAACGGAGCAGTACAATGAAACGCAAAACCCCTAAGAGTTTTAATAAATGGTGGAGTGGATTAAGATCACACTCTAGAGCTAAACGCAAAGACATAACTGACAAGTGGTTGTATTATGCAACTAAAACAGTTAGTATGCGTGGAAATCAAGACGAACAACTAGTAGTGTTTGCTATATGGAATCGCTATAGTAAGAGTCAATGGGACATAAGTAAATGGAGTGCAAAGATAGTGTACGACATAGTAAACCAAAAACAAGTGGCATATAAAAGACAAAACCCCCGCAAAACAGTGCCAGTTGTAATAAAGAAAAAGACTACTCGCAGAGTGATTAGTAGCGGGCACAGGAATGGATACAGCATCAACTATAATAAATGACCCTTGTGATGATATAACAGTGTTATGTGATTATTGGGAATTGTGGCTGGGAATCAGCATAAAAAAAGCCTCAAAGTAGACGGACCACTCCAAGGCTTTAGTATGGACACACCCCCAGCGTCCACAGTTGTATTTATAAAAAATGATAAATAAAGGAAGTAAAGTATTATGAAAATAACGAAACCAAGTACAGAAGAAGTAACAAAAAGTAGCATTAAGAACTGTTTAGTTCTAGTAAACGCACTATTGGGACTGGCCTTCTTACATTATTTCGCATATCTAAGTACGAGATTCGTAGCTTGGATATTTTAGCCACTAAGGCGTAAACTAGGAGAAAAGTCAGATGACTAAAAAAACAGACAGCAACCCCAAAGGTGCAGGTCGTAAAAAGATAGAACTTGATCGTGATATGATATTAAAACTCGCTGAATTGCAGTGTAATTGGAAAGAGATTTCCTATGTAATGGAATGCAGTGTGGATACTCTAAAGCGTAATTATGCCGATATAATCGACAAAGGGTACGCAATGGGTAAAATTAAACTAAGACGAGCAATGTTCCGTAATGCAGTTGAAAATGACAACGCAGTTATGCAAATCTTTTTAGCGAAGAATATTTTGGGAATGCAGAACGATCCTGTCAATCAGGGCGAAGATAGTGTAGTATTACCGTGGGAATCGGACGATAAATAACACTAAAGAACACCCCAAGTTAAACCATATAAGGGAAAAACAATGCGAGAATCAAGTGCCAAGGCTAAAGCTAAAACAGAAGAATGCCGTCAATGGATTGAAGTAACAGAAACAATTGAGCAACAAACAAACAAGAACAAAGACGACATTAAGGATATTAAAAATAGTATAGATACTATTAAAAATAACCATCTGTTCCACATCGAGAAGGATATGGAAAAGCAGTCTAAAGCAATTGAAAATCTCGCTGCAAAATTGTGGTGGATACTATCCATCCTTGTAGTAAGTGTTGTACTGAGTATGGTAGGACCAAGTTTAGGAGTATAGACAATGGCTTATAAAAGCAAAAAAACCAAAACCCCTAAAAAGAAAAAGACTAAAAAATCTAAGGGGAAATATTAATGAATAAATTAAAAGAATTATGTAAAAGTAAAAAAGCACAAGTATGTGCATTAGCAATAGTATGCGTATTGATTGTGTGGCATTATTGGCCATTCATTGATGCTGCATTATAAGGAGAAAAAGATATGGCGTTCGTAAGAGGCGATGAAGAAAAAACAATACAAGTATTTGGATACAATGGTGCTGTAAGTGATAGCACAGAAACTATCTGGCCAACAGGTGGTTTTATTACTATTAATGCTGCTGGTGCACCACAAACTATTACATGTGTAAGTGCAGGTGGAGCCACAGACTCAGGTGTTAAAGTTACACTTGAAGGATTAGATGGAAGTTATCTATTAGCAAGCGAAGAAGTTACACTAGGTTCAGATGGTACAGTAGCTACCAGTGGTACTTGGGGTAGAATCAATAGAGCATGGGTTAGTGGATCAACAAATCTAACAGGAAATTGTACTATTAAAACAACTACATCAAACACAACATTACAAGTGTTAATGATAGACACAAACACAACAGGTAATGCAACATACACTGTTCCTATGGACTATGACGGTTATTTAGATAGTATCAGTTGTAATGCAAGTGTTGATACAGATATAAAATTGGTTATCAGTATTATGGAATATGATGCAAGTGCTTTTGCTTACTTAGTAAAAGACAAAAGTCGTACTATTAACTTTAGAAACAGTTATCAAAGACAGTTTATCAAACCTGTTAAAATACCACGAGGAAGCACAGTAGAACTACAAGCAATTGCAGGTGCTACTACTGGTATCAGTGCTGACTTCGTAATGTTGCTTGATAAAGTTTAAGGAGCCAGCTAAATGCGTTTAACCCCCAACCATTTAGACAGGTGGCGTATCATTCCAAGGCTGCTTATATTAACTTATATGGCAGTCTTTTGGAATGTTACAAACTGGTTTATGGGTTTACCAGACCCTAATAATGCACAAGCAGGATTTGTAAGTGTTATAGTAGGAGCAGGTGCTGCCTGGTTTGGACTATATGTTAATTCAAAAACAACACCAGTAGTACAAGATAAAAAACCAAAAGAGAAATATTAATGGCAACCTACAAGGGATCACCGTGTAAAACACCAGGATGTTTGGGTCATCGTGCAGGTGCAAGTTATGCCCGTAATGGTGGAAGAACACTAACACGCAGCAGTGACAGCTTTAATAGTGGTATGCGATTAGAACAAAAAGCCCTGAAAGCATCAGGTAAAAGAACACGCATGAGTGTTAACAAAAAAAGCAAATAAGGAACACCCCCCAAATGAAAAGACATATCAACAGTGACCATTGGGACACTAAACTAGATCAACCAGATGGTAAGATTAAAACACAAAGACTTGAAACTATAAGTGTAGTTGATGGTCGAGTCACCAGAGAAACAGTAACTAGAACATTCTTTGACAATGGCGATTACATGGACAGTGAGAGTGTTGAAGTAATACACAATGCCTCTAAGTAAACCACAACAAACTATATTTGATGATGAATCACGCTTTATTAGTGTAAGTGCAGGAAGACGCTTTGGCAAGTCATATTTGAGTATATGGATAATGGCCAGAGCTGCAAGGTTTCCAGATCAAAAGATAATGTATGTGGGTCCCAGTTATAGACAATCAAAAAGTGTTATATGGGAAGATCTAAAGAATCAACTCATAAGCAAACGATGGGTTAAAAAGATAAACGAATCAGAATTATCAATCACACTAATAAACAACAGTAGTATAACACTACGCAGTGCAGACGCTGGAGACAGTATCCGTGGTATCAGTTGCGATCTAGTAATATGTGATGAGTGTGCATTCTTTCCAAATGGCAGTAGTGTATGGACTGATGTTATAAGACCAACACTAAGTGATAGACAAGGTAAAGCACTGTTTATTAGTACTCCTCAGGGTATGGGTAATTGGTTTTATGATTTATGGCAACAAGGACACACATTAGATGACTGGAGCAGTTATCAATACACAACTGCACAAGGTGGCAATGTACCACCAGAAGAGATAGAAGCTGCTAAAAGAGATTTAGATACCAAAACATATTTACAAGAGTACGAAGCAAGTTTCCAATCAAGTGGTAATGTTATATACTATGCATTCCAACCAGATAATATAACAAAGTTTGAAGGTGAAGTTCCTGGTCAATTGCATGTGGGATTAGATTTAAATGTCAGTAAAATGACTGCTGTAGTATGTGCCAAGTACACTGATGGATTGCATATAATGGATGAAGTAGTATTGCGTAACACCAACACTGATGAAATATGTCAAGCGTTAAGAGAACGCTATCCAGGTAAGCGAATCTTTATATATGCAGACCCGGCTGGTAAACAAAGGCGTACAAGTGCAAGAGATAATACGGATCATACTATAATAACACAATGGGGTATGGAACTAAGAGCACCGCGAAGTCACCCGTTAGTTAAAGATAGAATCAATGCAGTTAACAGACTGTTATGCAATGCAGACGATCAACGCCATCTATTTGTAGACCCTAAATGTAAAGAAAGTATAACAGCGTTAAGCAAGCAACAGTACAAGCCCGGGACCAGCATTCCCATAAAGGATGCAGAGTTTGGTTATGATGGTGTAAATGATGGAATAGGATATGCAGTAAGTTATCTATATCCACTGCGTAAAGAGTATACAGAACGCACACAAAAGGTATTTGGAGCGTTTTAATATGGAATACATCAGTAACATGATCAGCAGTATGTTTGAAAATAGACTATGGATATGGACTGCAATAGCAGGTTCACTGTTTGGATTAGCATTTAGTACATATTTTAAAAGTACCAACATGGGTATTTGGTTGTATAGTAAGTTTGATAAACTATTNGATACACTAGTAAACNGTTGGGGTTGGACTTGGTTCAAACAACAACCATCAAGACTAGACCGTATAGAAGCTAGATTAAAAAAGTTAGAAAAACACTTAAAAGGTTGACAAATACAGTATAATACTGTATAGTAGTATATGTAAGTTGGAAATATTGAACTTACATTTATAATAACCGGCCGTAGTAACGAGCCACTAAAGGAGGACATTATGTCACAAACTAAGATAAAAGTCGTTGATCAGACTGTAAATGATCTACCAATCCCAAACATTTTAAAAAAGTATGTAGGCACCTATAAGGGTGAACCAGCACGAGCAGAAATGGTAAGTGTTGATATTCCCATGCATATTGCTCAGCGTGATTTACATACCAAAGACATTATTAAATGGGTTACCAAAAGCCGAGGCTTTGACTGGAGCTTGTTTGGTGTTGTCACTGTAGTAGAAGACAGCAAAGGTAATCAGACTTGTTTAGATGCACAACACAGATTACAAATGATCCGTTGGATCTTACCAAATGTAACACAAGTACCAGCACACATTATTTACACAGATGATACTGCATATGCAAGTATGGTATTTGCAGGTAAAAATGGTACTATGACCAGACGATTGGGTGCCGAAGAACTGTTTTGGGCACAAACAATTGAAGGTGATAAACATGCATTGTATCTAAAAGATATATTAGAAAGTGCTGAAATCAGTTGTGGTAAAGTAAATGAAGCACCAGATAGAAAAACTGTTAAGTATGCTAGTTTTGATAGAAGTGTTAAAATGGGTGCAGATGAAACTGTTTATGCAATTGAACTATGGCAACAAGCATATCCTAAATCAAACATACAAGCACAAGTTATGTGTGGACTAACAAGATTGTTTACACTTAAAAAGTATGAAGATCAAGGTAATCCAGATACTGAACTTGGTAAATTGTTTTATGAATGGTTTACAGAAAATGTTCCATGTAATTACAAACCAGTGAACTTAAACTTTGCAGAGTATCATAATACAAATGTGTGGCACAATGGTGTTGCATATGGATTGCAAAAGAAGTTTAACATTTGGTTAGACCATAAAGGACACAAGCGTGTTCCAATCAAGCAAATCCAAGATATCTATCAGTCTGGTATAACTGGAAAAGATGCTGAAGACACAGATGAATAAATACTAGGTCTCACTAGAGATACCAAGAAGAAACAATTCATTACAAACCCACAGCGTAGTACAAGATGCACTGTGGGTTTTTCTTTGGCCATAAAAAAAGCCCTACAGTATAATATAAGTATGAGCAAATATTTGGATACTGTAAGGCTTAATAATGGGTTGCAACTGTATAAACTTTAACTATTATTTTGGAGAAATAACATTAACCCATTATGTTGTATAACATTCGTTATACTGCTGTACTCAACAACAAGTATATTATAACACTATAATACTCTCTTGTCAACCGAGTGTAACAGTATTTATGCATAAATAAGTATAAATATAGCCCTGAATCGAAAATGGATAAATAAGAATGTAATTGACTCTGCTCGGTCAATGGCGTGAAGCATATGTCCAATGTGACAGTATAAAATAAACTCTTAAGAGGAAAACAAATGAAAACATCAAAACAATTAAGTTCGGTGCACCCAGGTTATGCCGAATACGCTTATAGATGGGACTATTATATGCGTTCGTATATGGGAGCAGAAGAATACAGAGATGGTGCATACTTGCGTAAATATATCGCAGAAGATCAAGCACCAGGAAATCAGTACCAACAAAGATTAGTGGACACTGCACTACAGAACCATGTGCGACAAGTAGTTGACGCATACAGAAGCTTTCTGTTTCGTAATCCACCAACAAGAACAATGGGACCATTAGCGGATAACCCATTCGCAATGCAGTTCCTAAAGAATGCAGATTTAGACTATACAACACTAAACGATTTTATGCGTGAAGTAAATGATATGGTCACAATTTATGGTGGCGCCGTTATAGCAATGGATAGACCAGCATACCAAGTGGAAACTGTCGCACAGGAAATAGCAGAAGATATCAGGACATATGCAACACTTTACAGTCCAACAAATGTAAGAGACTGGAGTTGGCGCAAACAAACAAATGGTCAAAGAGTACTTGATTATGTAAAAGTAATTGATGAATCATATGAAGATTATGATGTAGTACGCTGTTGGCATCCCGATATGATTGAAGTATACACAGTACAAAAAGGTGATGCAGCTGATTATAATTTACAAGAAACTGGCATACACGAACTAAACAATGTGCGTGATAGTATAGCTGTTGATTATGGTAAAATACTCAATTATACTGAGTATGAAAATACTTTAGGCTATGTACCGTTTATATTTGTGCAAACGGACAAAAGTTTCCACAAAGGAATTGGCACAAGTGCAATTGGCGATGTAGCAGATCTACAACGAGAAATATACAACCTAACCAGTGAATTGTATCAAAGCATTCGCCTATCAAGTCACCCAAGTGTAGTAGCTGAACCGGCCGCAGAAATAAGTGGTGGTGCAGGTGCAATTATAACAATTCCCGAAGACACAAACAATGTACCATTTTTACTACAACCAACTGGTGCAAGTGTTGATGGTATCTTAAAAAGCATACAACAAAAAGTAGATGCTATTGATGAGTTATCACACTTAACTGCTATCAAGGCCAAAAAAGGTCCTCAAAGTGGAATTAGTTTACAAGTTGAAAAAGAAATGTTAAATGCCAAGTTGGCAGACACAGCTGGTGTATTAGAAGCAGCTGAAAAGAAAATATGGATGATGTGGTTCGATTTACAAGGAATTGAAGCACCAGAAGAATTTTATATCGAATATGAAAAGAAGTTCGATCTAAGAGACAAACATCAGGAGTTATCGTTGTATGCAACTGCACTAGCAGCTGTACCACATGACAGCTTTAAACATTATATGCATGATCAGATTGCAAGATTAATGATTGATGATGAATCAGATCTACAGACTGTACTTGATAGTATAGCTGAGGATCACGCTAATATGAATGTCGTAGTACCAGGTACTGACGAATCATAAATAGCAATGTAATGGATTTAGGTACAGAGTACCCCCAAAAATAAATCCTAAAATAAAACCTTGTACAGGGAGGATCGTAATATGGACGACGAAAAACAAATCATAGAAAACACTGAAGCTGCAACAACTGGTGATGCAGAAACTCAGGAAGCAACAAATAACCAGGCTGAGAAACTCTTTAAACAAGAGGATGTGGATCGTATTATCGCAAATAGACTTAAACAGGTAGAGCGTAAATATGAAAATGTCAACTTGGAGGAGTATCAAAATTTGAAATCGGAAGCTGAGCAGGCTAAAGAAAGTCAAATGATGAAAAAAGAGCAATTTGAAGAACTACTTCATAAACAGAAAAATGAAGCTGACCAAAAGTTAGCTAAAATGCAAGCACAACTGGAAAAAGTGCATGTGGATGGAGCCTTATTAAGTGCAGCATCAAAACACAAAGCAGTTAACCCAGACCATGTTGCAGGACTGTTAAAATCACAAGTTCGTTATAATAACGGAGTTGTAGAAGTAGTAGACACAAATGGCGAATTGCGTTATAACACTAACACAGCTGAACCAGTAACACTGGATGAAGCAGTAAGTGAATTTATGACACAGAACGCATATTTCAAAGCGGCACAACCAGCAGGAAGTGGTGCTAATGGAAATGCAAAACACACAACTTCAAGAGAAGTTAAACTATCGGATCTCGATATGAACAATCCTGAGCATAGAGCCTTATACGCTCAAAAGCACAAGATTGGTAATGCGAGAAAGTTCAGTACTAAGTAGAACACTTAGTACTCTTTAACAGGAGACCAATAAAATGGCATCAGAACTAGACACAGGTAACTCAGCAGGTCAATTATTTGAAAATATAACACAATCAGCTCAGTTTACTATGAATGAAAACGCACTACTAAGAAATTTAGTAACAGTGTATGACATGCAAGGCACACCAGGCTTAACAGCAAGTGTTCCAGTATGGCCAAGAGTAACAGGTTTATCAGCTTTATCGGCTGGTGCAGACCTTTCAAACACAGATATTGCTGCAACAGCAGTTGATATCACAGCAGCAGAATATGGTGCAATGACAACTATCCAAGATATCGTTATTGAATCATCTCCTATCGCAGTAGCCCAAGACGCTGGTGCAGTATTAGGTGGCGGTGTTGCACAAGCAATGGACGAAGTTATTGTAGACTTATTTACATCAGCTTCAACTGATGTAGGACCAGGTGCAGGAAATCCTTTAACTATGGATCACATCCTAAAAGCAGCAGCTACACTACGCAAAAACAGTGTACCAATGCAAGGAATCGTAGCAGTACTTTCTCCTTCAGCGGCATACAACCTTAAGAAAACACTAGTTAACGCTGGTGGTTCATTATCAAATAACGATCTTGCAAATGCAGCAGCTCGTGACTACTACTTAGGTACAGTTGCCGGCGTTGCTATGTATGAAAGTGCATCAATTGATGTTGATGGTTCAGACGACGCAATTTCGGCTGTATTCCATCCTGCAGCTATTGGTATGGTAATGAAGCGTGATTTAAGAATTGCAACACAAAGAGACGAGTCAATTCGTGGATTTGAAGTTGTATCATCAGCGGCATTTGGCGCAGGTATCTTAGATCAAGCTAAGATTGTGAAGATGACTTCAGACTCAGCACTTTAATTGTAACAGGGGGATAGGATATGGCATTCGCAACAAACACACAACTACTGGAAGTAGTACCAACAATAACTAGTCACGGTATAACGGACTTTACAGATCAGTTAGCTGAAGCTGAAAAAGATGTTAAAAGATGGTTAGAGGTTAAGTGGTACAATAAAACAACCAGGGGTAAGACTTTTGATGCAACACTATTGACCGAGACGCAGTGGACTAGAGCCACTATATTTCGTGCGTTAAGTACTCATATCCTTCCTTCCCTATCACCTTTCGCAGTCGGTGGGGACACCTTTAGGGAAATGATAACTTTCTATAAAGCAAGATTTAACGAGGAAATGGATATGGAAATGTCCCAAGGCGTTGAATATGATGCTGATAATGATAGTGTTATAACCAAAGGCGAGATACATAGAGTGCGTGCAGATAGGATTTACAGATAATGAGCATTCGTGAAAACATCACAGCACATATCGTTGCCCAAGTAGGAGCAATAACTGAGGTCAAAACAGTAACTAGAGAACCAAAAGCGTTAACAGAATTAGCTGCCACATCGTACCCACATGTATTAGTGGAAACGGCTAATGAACGCAGAGAAAACTCAAGTTATGGTAATGAAATCCGCCGTAAGGCTACAATGGATGTTATACTTAATGTAGTAGTGTACAGTAACAACAGAGATCAAAGTCGTAATAGTATTATTGAATTGATTGAAGAGAAACTTGCACTTGATACTACACTAGGTGGTAACGCTATTGATAGCGGAACAAGTGAAATCGTTATTAGAGAAATCGGTGAAACAGCTCCATACGGACAAGCAGCGATGATTTATACTGTTGAATATTATCACACCCGTGGTACTGTTTAACAACTATTGCTCTATGCGATAGTAAGCTATTAGGAGATATACAATGGCAGAAACACTAGGACTAAACGGCGTAGTAAGATTAGCAGATACAGGTACAACTTTATCAGCTTCACATAATATGCTTCATGTCACAAGCTTCTCAATTGAAGAGACATCTGAAACTATTGACACAACATCAATGGGTGACGCTTCAAGAGAAATCCTTGCAACTTTCAGAGCTTTTACTGGAACTATTGATGGTTATTGGGACAAAGACGATCCAGCATTGGGACACGATGCATCACCGGCTGCACCAGTTGTGCAAGCAGGCGATAAGGTTGACTTTGAACTACACCCATCGGGCATAGTTACCGGCGGCAGCATCTATGAAGGTTCAGCAATCGTTACAAGTATTTCTAGATCACAATCTTTCGACGGAGTAACTGAGTACTCAATTACTTTTGAAGGAACTGGCGATCTTGGATATAATGTAGGCGCATAAGGACTAAAATTATGGTACGCTCGAGCAACCCTAAGAAAATATTTAACGATATTGAAAAGAGTCTTGGGCGTGCCGTTATTGATGTAATTGATGAGATAAATACAATTGCAATAAAAGAAACCCCGGTAAATACAGGATATGCCAAAAGTAGATGGCGTACTGTGGGAAGATATAAGTTAGGAGATACTATGAAAGTCATCGAAAATAATGCACCATACATAGGAATACTTGATGGAACTGAAGGGAAACCTACTTCCAAACAAGCGCCTAGTGGTATGTTAAATCCTAAACTTAATAACAACATAAGAGACATAACAAACAGACGGAGAAAATTATGACGGAAAAAAGAGTAGAAGCAAGAAAAAAAGCCAAAGCAAGAGCCATTAGTTTAGCAACAGCACATTTCGAAACAATGTTAGCTGGTGCAATGAGAGGCCCTATTGCAGTTCCTGAATGGGACTTAGATGTGTATTATAAAACAACATCAACTATGGCAGAAGAAGCCCGTGTTATTGAATTAACACAAGAAGGTAAAACAACCGAAGGGCTTGTAGTACAATTAATTATGAAGGCTTTAGACGAAGATGGTGATCACTTATTTGATATGGGTGACAAACTAAAGCTAATGAACAATGTAGATCCACAAGTTATTTTGCGTGTAGTAACAAGTATGAATAGCGATGTTAAAAAAGAGGAAACCAAGTCGGGAAACTAAATGACCTCCCGGACATTCGATTCCTTTATAAATTAGCACAGGATCTTGGCAAGAGTGTTGAAGAAATATTGCAATTCTCAACATTCGAGCTAAAAGGCTGGATTGACTTCTATGTCTATGTAAATAAAACAGAGAAAGAAGCAATGGAAAAAGCTAAACGAAAGAGTAAAGGGGGGCGTAGATAATGGCTTCAACATATGAATTAATAGTTAAGGCAGTTGATCAAACATCTGCCCCGATGAATAAGATTGATAAAGCATTAAAAGGTGCAAACACACGCACCACTAAATTAAATGCAACACTAAAGAAAACAAACAATGGATTAAAAACATTCGGTAAAGCGGGTGTTAAAGGACTGGGCTCGCTAACCAAAGGTCTTGGAGTAGCAGCCGCAGCCGCAACAGCAGCCGCTGGTGCGTTCGCCTTTATGGCAAAACAAAGTATTAACACACTGGATACGCTGGGTAAAACAGCAAGTAAATTGGGTGTAACAACAGAATTCCTATCAAAATATCAAGTAGTAGCAAGCAGGGCTGGAATCAGTACTGAAACCTTTAATATGGGTTTACAGAGATTCTTAAGACGATTGGGTGAAGCACAACAAGGTGCTGGAGAACTATTAAAACCATTAAAACAAATGGGCATTAATATGAAAGACTCAAATGGTAACTTCCGTGAAGGCACAGATGTATTTGCTGAATATATGACTAAATTAGCAGGTACTGAAAGTAGTACACAAAGACTAGCATTAGCAATGAAAGGTTTTGACTCAGAAGGTGTTGCAATGGTTAACATCGCTGAAATGGGTGCAGACAAAATTGCATTAATTGGGCGTAGAGCCGAAGAAGCAGGACTAGTTATAAGTGGTAAATTAACTACTGCGGCAGCTGATGCCAACGATGCATTAAGTGATTTATTTGATTTTGGTAAAGGCTTTAAACTACAGTTCTTTGGAGCATTAAGCGAAACTATACAAGAATTAAGCGAGATGTTGCGAGAAAAACTGTTGTTTAAGATAGAAGCCGCAGGTGGTATGAAATCGTTCGCAAATGACATAGCAGCGGCGTTCTTAGAGGGCGCTAGCAAGTTCATAAGTGCCACTGCTGGATTCGTTGATGACTTTACAAATGCAGGCGCCACTATTGGTAATATAATGAAACAAGTAGTTGTCAGCATAAGCAAGATTCCAGGTGCTGGATTTAATGCAGAATTTGGAGTCTCAGGAGACAAAGATGCCAGAATAGCTGAAATTAAAAAAGAATTAGCTGCTGTAGCAGATATGCCATTATTTCAAAAGTTAATACAAGGTGGTAATGCAACTGGATTAGTAGTAGCTCAATTAAAACAAGAACTTGAAGAATTAGAAAATACAATCTTCTTTGAAAAACTAGCAACTGACAGCACAAAAGCCGCTGATGCAGTAGGTGGTGTAACAGAAAAATTAGACAAACAAGCTGCAGAGTTGCGTGAAGTTGCAGCTGAAAGTAAACGCATACAAGAATTAAACAGCAAGTATCCAATGTATGATGATGCTATATTAAGACACATAAGAATTAAAAAACTAGAAGGTCAAACAAATAATGAAACAAATGAAACTGTAAAAGCAGCTCTATTACCATTAAGTCAATTTGATAAGTTTATGCGAGACTTAACAAACAGTGCAGGTAGTGCCGCAACTAAAATAATGCACGAACAACAAGCAGTTGCAGAACTTGATAGACTGTTAGCCGCAGGTAGAATAAACATTGATACATATGCACAAGCTATGATTATGCTGGGTAAAGGTGTAAGTGAAGCCGGTGATAAAATAGCTGGTATGGGACCACATGTAAGTCAATTTGATCAGTATATGCGAGATTTAGTTGATAGTTCAAATGCAGCAGTAACACAACAAGGTTTTGAAATAATGGCTTTAGCCGAGCTTGATAGATTATTGCAAGCAAATAAAATTAGTTTAGATGCATATGCAGCTGCAAAAGAAAGCATTCGTCCATATGACTTTACCAAAGATGCTCCACCACAAATGTTTGATGAAGGATTAACACCGCAACAAAACTTGGATATATTAACACAACAAATGCAAAAAGAAGCAGAACTGTTGCAAATGAAAAAAGATATACTTGCATTAGCTGGTCCAGAACAAGAAGCAGCTATACAAGAAGCATTAGGATTAGAAAATAAATTAAATTTCCAAGAACAATTAGTTGAAAGTTATAAAAAGAATCACGAAGAACTAGACAAAGTTACAGAAGCATTAGCAAATGTTAGTCAATTGGCATTAGATGCTGGTGTAAGTGAAGAGTTCTTAACTGAAACACTATTAGCACAACAAGACGCACTAGAAAAGAATTTAGGTACTTGGACAGAAAAAGCATTAACAACAAGTGAAATTATTGAAAATGGATTCAGCAGTATGGCCAACAGTATCGGTGGTGAATTAGCAACTGCGATACGCAAAGGTGAAGGATTTATGGATGCATTAAGTAATGCGTTCACAAGAACACTTGATAACATATTACAACAAATATTAACAAGTCAAATCAACAGCTTATTAGCACAATTGTTTAATGTAGGACCAAGTGCAACTGGCGGTGGTGGTAATATTATTAGTAGTCTAGTAAGTGCGTTCTTACCAGGAGCTGGAGGCGGTGGTGGATTTATGGGACCACATAGAGCAACAGGTGGACCAGTAGCAAATGGAAACAACTACTTAGTAGGAGAAAGAGGACCAGAATTGTTCTCTCCAACAACTGCAGGAAGTATCACACCTTTTGATGAGGTAAATAGTGGTAACAAACAAGTGGTGTTCCAGCTAAATGCGGTGGATACACAAACCGGAATTGAGTTTCTACTTAAGAACAAACCACAAATAATTAATATGGTATCGCAAGGATTTAACCAACGCGGTAGACAAGGAATAACAAGTTAAGGAGTATATATTATGGGTACATTAGCAGATGTATGGAATTATGGAACAAACGCCTCACAGGGTCATATAAATGACACAGCACATTATAGTGCAGACAACAGTTTTGGAATATCAAAAAGAATAAACGATTTTGCATCAGGAACACATCTATCGTGGCCCAGCTTAAACCCAAGTGGGTTTCGTGGAGTGGGTACTCTTTCGTCAACATACAGTGGTGCAATAGCAAAGTACGCCGATCACTATTTAAATAGAAGTACAAGTCCTGGACCAAATTTAAGTTTCAAAAAAATGCACGACACAGAGTTAGTTGAAATACAATCGTATATTAATGGACACTTTATTGAAACAGTATCAAATACTGATACACTAAGTGACGGATTGGGATTAGCACCAGATGTAGTAACAAAGTTTACTTGTCCAAGTACATCGTCTACTAAAAGTGGTAAGCATTATTTAAAAGATGGTGATGTTGTAAGTGGATTTGCATTCGCAGATGGAGACGGAGCAAGTGGAGCCAGATACGATGATGATAATTTAGCACTGTTAAATTATAAAACATATTATGTAAAGAGAATTGATGACAGCAATTTTTATCTCTATAACAGTTATAGCTCAGGCACCTTTAGTGACCCTGCATATTTTATTACAGATGAAACAACTGGCGAAATAAAAGAATATTATAGCTTATTAGCAAAACCAAGAGCCGTAAAAGGAAGCTCATATGATCAAAATGGACACTATTGGGTAAAGATAAATGATGGATCATATAATGGAAGTCTATTGTGTTTTGACCCTGCAGGTGAAATACGCCAACAGTCTCCAGATGCTTCAAGTGTTATACATACTGAAACTTTCGGTAGACCCACAGTACAACATGTAAATTTAAAAGTAGTAACACCACCAAGCGGTATTGGCGGTGAAACAATGACTGGATCAGTAGCAACAATGAGTGGCGGTGATACTATTTATTTAGACAGATATGGTTTAACTGGTAGTGTATGGAAAGCATACAGCGATAGTTCAAGATCAGTTCCATTAACAGTTAACTTAGAGCCACAGTACTCATCAACAATCACTGTAACAAGAAATGTAGGAACAGACAACTACGGTATTATCACAGACACTATAAGTGATAGTTCGTTAATAACATATTTAAAACAAGCAAGTTTTGATAACCCAGATTATAACGCTAGATACTTTCACGGATTGTGTAGATTAAAATTAACAACTGGTCAAAACGCCACAGGCGCTAAAGCTCTTCCAAGTGCAATCGATGACAGTGAATTCTTCTGTTATGTATTTGATTCTACAACAAATGAATTTGTGATATACGAAGATTTGTTTAAAGAATGGCAAAGAAACGAAAATGGACTGTTGGGATACAGTCAGCATATAAGTGGTACATCAGGCGATGGTTATAGTAAACACGCTGAAGTATTACCACCAACAGGCTCAGCTATATTTCAAGTAGAAATACAATTCTGTAATACTTGGGGCACAAATGGAGCAGGTAGACCAGCTGATATGGGTATTATGTATAATTTATCTAGTTATCACGACCCAGTTACAGCAGCAGTAGGACCACAAGGCGTATCAGGATCAAGTTCATTAGCCCATCCTATTATAGGAGTGCAAAATGATCTGTTTACTCACACATATGTAACACCAAGCAATCACCCAAGCCCGGGTACAACAGTAACAGTACCAACAAGCGATAGTGCAACTTGGCCATCACTAGAAGATTTATATATTGGATGGTTGGGTATGTATGATATATGGTTTCCAGGAAATAGAGTGTTTAGTTATAAAAATAGTAGCAATGTCACAGTGTATGAAGCTGGAGCATTAAATATGAATAATAGATGGGTACCAACTGGTTATCCAGCCAGAGCCAATGGATCACAATTGCAAGTTGGTCTTCACGCAGGAGCAACAACTGGAACAAATAGAATGTGGCGAATCAGACTGCCACAAAAAGATGGTACTAGTGATAATAGTGTAAATTATTATCGTAATGAAGCAAGAACACCAGATATATATCCACAAGTTGATTCAAATGGTTATTTAGTAGCAAATGCAGCAACTCATAGTAGTACTGTAGGCCGAACAGACTGGTGGAGCTATTGGGGTGTTGCAGTAGTTGATGGAAACCCGATGACTGTACCAGAAATGATCGATATGATTAATGATTACAATCATATGTTTTGGACTTGGGGTGCAC